CATATTTATCATGAAGTGCAGAAGCTTTTGAAGTAGCTTCTCTTTTAATTTCAGAACCACTTTGTCCTGGTTTCATATCTCTTTTTTTGTACTGCTTATTTACAGTGTCAACCATTGACTCATAAGTTTTTCTTCGTGCTGTTAAATTCTTTGCAGGTTTAACAGATTTAATTGCTCCAGCAACTTTCTTGCCTTTTGTTAATAATGCTAACCAACCCATAATTACCTACTTATGCTTTTTTCCAGTCTTTGGAACGTTTGCCCCATTTACCATAAGACATGTCTCTTTCAGCTTTTGCTTTTTTAGGATCTTTTTTAGTAGCTTTACCTTTTCCTAAACGCATACCGATCGATTCATCTTCCTTATCGTAATAACCTTGCTTCTTAGCTTTGCCACCTTTTTTCATTGCAGCTTTGCCACCGAATCTAGATTTGTAAGGTCTTGTTCCGAAATCATTTCTCATATTTGCTCCTTATTATTTTTTTCCATTTCTGAAAATTTGTGTACCCTTTATACCAAAAATTGACGCACATACAAGTATCCATAAATTAGTAAACCATGATGGGAGCGCCTGGAAATGGTCAAAGAACATTTTTATCTTATCCATCGCCGCCGGATCGTCCGACCATACTCCATATGCGAGCACCAAAATTGGCAACGTGAGTATTAATAAAACGACCTCGTCCTTGTAGTCGTTTTGACGGGCTTCTAAAAGTTTTCCCTGGTAAGTTTCCTCACCTCGGGCCATCTTCTGTGCGTGCATATATTGCGCATCAGCCATAGCCATTTGAGTCTCTTTACGCTTTTTGTAAATATGAGTACCTGCGTTCAGAGCTAATTTAACAGCACTAAACCACATATTAGAACCAAGTTGCTGTCTGTTTTCTAGCTTTAGTAGATGAACCTTTGCCACCTGTACTTCGGACAGTCACTTTATCACCAGTTGCAATTCTAGCGCTTGATCCTCTAATGCTAGATTTAGCTCTTGGATCTCTTATTAAATTCTGCGGTGGAATAGAAATTTTATTTCCACCTTTAAGATATCCATCTTTATTAGTGAACATTGACTGATTGTATCCTTTACCTTCTTTTGCCATATTTTTCTCCTAGGGTTTATATATATACTAAGATTTAGGACCTTTCAAGGTCTTAACATCTTTAGCCTTCATTCTATCTGAAGTCAGTTTAACATCAGCTGATATCAACGATTTTTCAATTGCTGTATCTGCTCTTAATTCAGCTAAATCCTCGTTCTGTTCCAGTTTATCATCAGTGATCTCTCTGTTTTGAACCATCTTAGCTTTGTCTAAATTAATTCTAGCATCTACTTCTTGTTGTTTTCTTTCCGTCTCCATTGCTTTTAAATCAACTTCTCTTTGTTTTAATTTAAGTAATGGGTCATGATCGAATTGAGATGTAATTGTTTTTTCTTCCTTCATAAACTCTTCAGTCATATCTGCAATCAGAACAGCTTTTCTAGCTTCTATCTTTTGGGATATTTGTTGAAGCTGTTGTTGTACTTGAGGGTTTTGAACTGCTTGCTGTTGCATCTGTGGTAACATTGCAAACTCTTGAGGAAATTCTATTTGAACTTGTTCTTGTGCCATCAACGATATGTGTTCCATAATATTTTTTTCTAACGCAGCAGTAATACTAGGGTTATTTCTAACAAAATTACTAGCCATAAAATTTAAGTGAGCTGTAACGTGAGCTCTATGATCTTGACCTGGAAACGCTTGGAAAGGTTTCATAGCCATTGCATCAATGTGCTCGATCGCCGGATCTTTAGGTTGATTCGGTGGAGGTGGTGGTAATATTCTATCAATATCTTTTACACCTAAAGCCTCATACATTTTTCTGTAAGACATATATAAATTGTGCATTTGTGGATTAGACATAGCTAATTGTAATTCTGTTTGTGCTAATGAAATTCTTTGTGACATTGAAAATATATTTGGATCTGCAACAGGTAGAATATCTACTCTATCGTCAAAATCAGTAACTTTGATATTTCTTTGTCCACCTACAACGTCATATGGATATTCAGGTGGTAAATATGTTTTAAAAACATTTGATAGTAATTTAAATTCTTGTTTTAAAGATACGTACAGTCTTTTATGGATTGCTGACATTACCCTCGAGCCGCGCTCTAATAGGGCTACAGTCGTACCAACAGCGGCCTGCTGGTTCCCGTCACCGACTTGCATGTCAGCAATCGACGCGAATCTTTGTCCCGCTTGAACGACAATTCCCATCAATTGCAATAAAGTCTGCGATGGCTCTTTGTATGGTAAAAATACAAAAGCATCTTTTAAATTTCCACCCGGTGTATCTACATCTTTAAATTCACCTGGTTGTATGTTTGCGGCATCATCTTTTACTCTGACACCACGTTGTTTAAATCCTGCCGGTAAGTTTGATAAAGTTCCCGCGTCTAATAACTGACGGAGAGCCGCAGTTGCAGTACGACTCAATCCGCCAATCATATGAATGAGTCCAAGGCCATAAAATCCAAGTCCTGGCAGAAATTTGAAGTGGACGAAATATTGGATCTTATTTTTCAATGGATCATTGGGCGCGAAGTTCCTTCTTATCGAAAGAACCTTCCGACTACCTTGCTCGATTGTAACGATGTAAGGTAATTTTATTCCTGTTGGTTCACCATCTTTGCCAACATCTTCGAAACCTTCTAAATCAAGGTCTGCGTGGAATTCTAATACTGTATATAATGGTTCAACTCTTTGTGATTTAGTTAAACCTTCTAGTTCTAATTCTTTTTTCTTTACTTCATTTGTAACTACGTCTTGAGGTTTATTTAATTCTATATCAGAATAAAAACCATTAACTTGTTGTTTACGTAAATCATTTTCTGAAATTTTAATTACATGACAAACAGATGTTGCATCTTCTAAAGAAGTTGCTGTGTATGGAACAATTAAATCATCCGCGGGTACAAATTTAGAAACTGCTCTACCTAACAGATCATCATAATAAACTTTTTTAAAAGTAGATCCAGCTAAAGGTAAATAAAACAACATTTGATCAAACTCTGGTTCGTATTCTTTCATTTGATCCATCAGTTGATAGTTCATGAAATCTTTAACACGTTGTGACTGTTGTTCTTTCTGTGGATTCGATGCTCCCATAGTTTGGGTTCTTACGGGTCCATCTGCTGGTAATAATTCTTTATAAGCTAAAGCTTGAAACTGTGTTACAGCCTCAGCTAAAACTGGGTGAGTTGCACCACTTGCTCCTTGGAAAGGTTCAGTTCTATTTTCATATTTAAATCCTAAAAGATCTAAACCAACCGTATAAGCTCTTTCCCAATCTGCACGAGACGCTTTGTATTCTCTGTAATCTCCTTCTAATCTATTTGCGATTGGATCAGTAATATCTTCTGGTAATAAATCGTTTAAGTTTGCAAAATGATCACCCTCTTCTGGTAAAGGCATTGCATTAGGATCAAAATCAATTGTAGCACCTTCTTCATCTTCCGTAACTTCAACGGGACCTTTTGGTGTTTCCTCTTCCTGTAAATTAATAACCTCTGCAACTTCTTCTTCAGGTCTTTTAATATTAGGGAGAGTTTTATCTATATCTGCCATATATTTTCTCCTGTTTATTCTTATCCTTTTTTTCTCCTTTAATCAACCCTTTAGGATCTGGTCCTTTTAAAGGGGGTATCGCCTTCCATTTAACATGCTTCATGTTTTTTACAAGTGTTGGGTTTTCTTTTACCATTTCTTTTTTAAACTCGCTATGCCGCCTTGTGCATATGAAACTTGTGATTGCCAATTTTTATCAGCTATAAGTTTATTTTCTCTTAACCAGTCAAAAGTAGCTTTTTTTCGTTCTGCTGTATCAGCTGCTATTTTTGCTGTAGTTTGTTGTTCTAAGTCAAAAGCACCTTGTATCACTGGTTCATTATAACCATAATCTCCTTGAGGGGATTGTCCACCTGCTGGCCCTTCATAAAATTCAGGAGTATTATATAGTGCTTGAAGTTCTAATTCTTTTTCTTTTATATCATCTTCAATTGTACGTTGGTGAAAACTTTTTCCTTCCACATTTGCCATTTTATTAATAACATCATCTCTTTGAGACTCAAGATAAGGCAATTCTTGCTCTTCTAGTTCACCCATTCTTTTCATCTTATAAGCTAGTTCATCACCACCAGCATATTTCATAAATTCTTCTTTTGGATTTATTCCAGGAACATATTCAGGAGGAACTCCAACCCCTTCTAAAATAGGACCATAAACAAGGTCATGTAATATTCGTTGGTCACTATCTCCTTCAAGTTTTCCCCAACCGGCAATAACAGGAGCAAGCGCTGCTTCCCATGCAAGAGCTACACCTGTTCCTCGTGCAATGTTTCTACCAGTTTTAAACCATTTACGTAAATTTGGGTTTCCTTTAGCTAGAGGAGCAGATTTTTGTAAAAATTTTTCAGGGTCAGCTTTAAATTTTCCCTGTAGACAGCTCATGATGCTTCCACCTTTACGTTTTGTTCCACAATCATGTTCTTTTGCAAGTT